AAAGATCCCGCAAAGTGCAAGAGGCCAGAGTCGGTGCCTATGAAATAACTAGCACTAGCAATAACTCTGCAGGTATCTACCAACCTTAAAACTCCTACCATGTTCCAGTCTTGGTTACAGTTCCCTGGAGCTCTATCTCCAGAGTCTCCAAGAATTCTATACTCCATATTTCGAGCATTTAACCAAGAGATAAGACTCTCCCAATGACTCGTCGGCCACTTCTTCACTATATTGCTACCCCCAACATGGATAGCAACAAAGCCTTGCGGGTCACGTGGGAAGTCAAACACGGGCATCTGTACTGTCCAATCCTCGACTCCAGCACGATTTAAATGAAGCATATAGTAGTCGAAGAACTTTGCATCGTCTCCTCTTTCAAGCAGACCACCAAAGTCAATCAGAACGTCAAAGGTACTCCAATATTCTGGGTCATACCCACTGTCCAGATTTACGACCTCATCTATTGCAGGGATGTGGCGCACCAGGTCGACATACGGATCATAGCAAGAGAATGCTACAAAGCACTGGTGCTCGTGGGCCTTAATGGCTTGGGCAACACTAGTAGCAAATAGTGTGTCACCCAGTACGCCACTCCGCCGCAAAAGTATTCTTTTGTTTTTAAGCTCTACAGTCAGGCTATTCCCAGGACGATGATATGTTTCTTCATCATCCTTAGAAGTATAAGCAAAGCCTTTAACCGGTGTAGTCGGTTCCTGTAAGCGAGACATTTTTAGCTCTCACCACTGCGTTTTCGTTTTCAATGACCACATCAACGCGAGTATGAACTGTAGCCTCCCAAGCGTCTGAGCGCGGCTGGCGCTGCCACTCCCACTTCACCTTGCGCTGAATAATAAACACAAGGTTCTTGGGATCGAGCAGCCAAATCTCCGTCGCGTCCGTGACGCCAGTACCATAAGTCTGGTCAATAGGCATGAGCGGCACTTCCAACATCGGGATACCCCAAGGCTTTGCGACGTAGCCTTCAACAGACTTGTCACCAGCCGGAGTAGCCCTCTCGCTCATAACATACACCCAGTCCTCCTGAACAGAAGGAGCAACAACCCATACAAACTTGCCTTTCTGGCGTTTGTACTTCGTGGGCATAGCCTTAAGCATGTTGAAGTACAGTAGCTTACTAGGACCAGCTCCTGCAGCATCAATATCTTGAGCCGCGGGGAGATTGTCCTTGAGCAGCTCAGACCAGCCATCGTTTGCTCGAAGAAGTCGGTCACTAGCGGTAGTGCTTCCAGCAATGCTAGAATCACCCTCGATGCCCAACATTTCGATGTCATTCGAGATTTGACTCGCGAACAACTTTGCAATACGACTCCTGGCAGCCTCTGGGGAACTCGCCTTAATGTCCTCCATGAAGTCCGAAGACAGGTCAAAAGACGACCTGAGCTTTACGGTATCAAAGAGAACCTGTGCTTCGCTAGGCGCCCTCTCCGAACTGGTAAGACTCGCCTGCTCGGTGACGGGACCAGAGAAGTACAAGCGGTTGATTTCTCCAGAAGGCTCACTCCGCCTTGCCACTCGAACGCGCTTCAAGAGAACAGCTTCATCAACAACGTCGTCGATGAACTCGTCTACCTGAACACGGTTCAGAATAACATTCGGAAGCGTGGATCCGTTCACGGTAGCTTTACGAACTGCTTCCTGAACTTCTGCCAAACTGCCTTTTTCAACTTTTCCATCCAATGATCTCACCTCCTTTCATTGTTTCCTAAAGAAAACGTTAGCATATCCTTTGAGGACTAATCCTCAAGCACAATCTCTCCGGCGATAACCTCATCCGGAATCGCACCGGCCCAAGTATCTCCGGCATCTTTAGTAACTTCTTCCTTCTTCTTCGGAGGTTCTACAGAAGTCACTACATCAGAACTCTTTTCGAGTTTCGATATCCTCTCCGCCAAATCTACGACAGACTTGACGACTCCATCAACAGCCGCTTCATTCTTTTCTGCGCTGACTCCCAGCTTCGTAGAAAGATCTAAAATAGCATCCTTCAACTCAGAGTCACTCACCTTTTCTTCCACCGCTTCTGCCGACTTCTCAGCTACAGCAAAGTTGTAGAGCGAGGACTTCAGAAGCACTCTAATAGCTTCTTGGATACCTTCTGGAAGGTCTCCATAGGCAGACTTCAAAGCAAGAACTGCCTTACCAACGGCATCTTGCTGATCCTCTGGTATAGAGCGCTTCTCAAAAGCAGAGAGCTCTTCTCCTTTGCAGATATCAGCTAGTGCTGTATAAGCGTCGTTCACAGTACAATCACCTCCTTTCACGACGTAAAAGTATGTTGCATTGGCTGGACTCTTAACCAGCGCAATAATGCTACATTTAACATCTTCCAGCAGTTTCATTCAACATCCCTCCTCTTTCCCCAACCTTCCATGCTGAAACCAGTAATCTTTCCATCTTGTGCGTCTTTAAATACATCCCTATGATCCCCAGCATAAACGGCAAGCCAAAAGGCGCCCTCTGGAATTCTCTGCCCGTGCTTCATTGTAGGCTCTTCAGGCTGAAAACTCTCGACAATGGGAAGATCAACCTGCTTACCACCATGTTCTACTGTGATCTGCCTTCCATGGATCATATAATGTTTCATCAGCTTCCAAATCTCTTCCTTCGTCATCATATCTTCTTGAAGGTCCGCAACATTGGGTTCATAGACAATGCCACCAATGATATATTCAGGCTCCGTTGCTTTAATCACCCACTCAACAGACTTCCTTACAGGTACTTCTTCTGCTCTAGGCTCCCTAGTCCATATAGCACATTTCTTTCTAGCATCAAGAGCATCTTTATCAACCTTTTCCCAATACATGAGTTCTTCAGGAACCGCTTTCCTAATGGAAAGCGGTAGGGCAGATTTTCCAGATGGAGGGAGCCACTTATCTTTGATAGCAGAAGTACTGAATACATATGGAACCTGAGTAGCTGCTTTTTCAAACAAGACATTATTCATCAACGAACGTACAACATACCGCCCTTTGAGAATCTCTCCCTCGAAGAATAACTCTGCAAATCCCTCTTTAGCTGCACCTACATAAAATTCACCTTTATCTACCATAACCCGCGTAGTTTCACCATCTGAGCCTTCGTAGTTAAACCAAACACGCATCATGGGATCGGCAGGTAAAATGTCAATAGATTTACTAAGGTAATCCAGAACATCGATATCTTGCGACTTTCTGGCTGCCTCAAACATTATTCCATCATGACTGTCGCAGTGGTTTCTAGCCTCACCCGCAGTCCAGGAAGTTTTAGGATACCTATACGCTTGCTCTGTAAAAGCCTCTCCCACCTTTCCCATAATAACGCGATATGTCTTACCCTTGTGCGCTCGAGATGTAGTACGGAAAGAACCTTCTTCGAAGTCAGTGGGCTGTTTAATGCGACATGCATGTTCATTTGGAAATGGCTTTGAAACCATTTCAACAACATCGACATGCGAGGCGCCGAAGTCAAAAAGCAGCTCCATACTAAGCGAGTCTTCTTTCACAAGAGCCACAAGCCTGAATGGATACGACTTTTCATCCTTCTCAAACCGCTCAAACAGCACAGCTATCTCCTTATCCCTCAGGCTGGGGAGCTGGCATTGTATTGTCTCCCTCATCCATTCCAACATTCTTTGGTGAAGTTCGCCTAGACCAGATACGATGGGTATCCCCGCCGTCAATAGAAGCATACCCATACTTTGACCTAACTTCATTAATGCTGAGAATCCCATGAGAGACATAATTAGTGTCCCTTCGCATTTCTATTTCCAGATTTCTTACATCTGGTGCTTCTAGTCTAATGACAGCATCGGTAATCCCAAGGCCATCTTTTAACAACTTGTCCAGATAAAAGTGAAGTCCACTCTGTATCGGCTTCACGATTCTGTTTAAGTATATTTCCGCTTGGCTCAGTCCAGAAGCACTTCCCCGACTCTCAGTATCTACAATCCCCAGAATCACCGGCGGCATACCATGAGCCATACGAATGAAGTCTCGAAGATCTTTTCGAGTCTCTCTGTAATCTGCCTCTTTCTGTGCCTCACCAATACGCTCAAGCCTAACCTCAAACTCATCCCCATCAGAGCTGAGTAAAAGCGTCTTATGCGGCTCGCCTTTATACTCCGACCTAAAGAACTTTTCAATCTTTTTCTGCAAGTCTAAAGTAACATCTCCACCTTTAATAATGACAAGATACTCTGGAATGCAGCTGTTCTCGAAGAACTTAAGGAAATACGATCTGATTTCACGGGAACAGAGTATATCTTCCACAGCTGGAATTATATCAGGCACGCCATAGTGTCGAGTCACTGTCGCATATGGCTTCTTCCAAAAGATCATCTCATTAGCAGATCTTCCAGCAACATATCCCGACATAGCTTTGCCAGTACTTCTCTCGACAAACTGTCCATCAAGACGAGGGAATTTTTGGAAATATATTCTCTCCTGATCCGCCTCAGCCACTTGAACAAACTCCGCAATAACTCCCTCAGTCTTTTTCGTGACTCGTATGGTCTGCGCCGCGACAGGTTCGAGACGTGCGATCTGTGTTTTGTCCTTTGTTCTAACAACTTCAAGAGTACCCCATCCGACCGTCTCCCTTGCAAATGTGAATTGATTTAAGACATCTAAAAAGGGCATGTCAGGATTGGCGGAAACAATAAAATCTTCAACTCTTTTAACAGTTTCTTTTGGTGGAGCGTCTTTGTCGTCGTTGGGAGCCACAATACGATAGCCAATTCCGGCAGAATCAGCCGCTTTTGTCAGTGCACACCGTGCATGTGTAATATTAATAACAGCAAGATTTACCAAGCTCTGGGGTTCATAAGGTGGTTCGTGGAAATCTACCTCGTATCCAGGGTCATCACTAGCACGACTTAGAATACCCCCAAAAGAAAGGCCATCATCTTTCCTGACAAACTTGCCCTGGCTTGTGATATAACCTTTAATCACCCTTGTTGCCTTAGTTTCTTCACTCATACCAGTATAGCCCTAATCTCTCGGCTTTTAGAGTTCTCAACTAAAAGTTGAATGGCATGAAGTCCAGACTCCGACGCACTTGATGTCAACGCTTGAGATCCCTGTGTCAGTACTACGCGCCCAGAATCTACCGCTTGAATCGCAGCTTCCGCAGGAAAAGCCGTTTTGATTTTACGCTTCACAACCTTGTTTGGCACATCTCGCAAAAATGTATCCGCCACATCAGGCGTAGTCACAATCATAACATCTTTCGGCAGCTGCATCACAGACTGTATCCAAGGCTCTTCACCTCCCCCAACACCATAAGCCTCAGAAAGATACAAAACATCATCTACTTTCCGAGCATGAATGATAAATCCAAATACCCCAGAATCACTTTGCTCCATATAAATACACACAAGTGATTCACCATATTCAGGTATCTCTGACTGTTCAATAATTGAATCATGAATGTTCTTTCTTCTCAGTCTAAACGCCAACTTACCCGAGAACTTCGAAGCTAAAGCAATATGGTCAGCAAGGGTGTCTAAGAGGTCTTTGCTACCATGCGGAAATTCTTCAAGCTCTCGAGTCAACTCAGTCATCCACGCTTTGAGATAAAGATCATCATTCTCGAGAACAGGTTGAATCTTCATCAACCTTGCTGGCTTACTCGCTCGTCCTCTTGTTATAGGTTCTATCAAAAAGCGGCAGTTCTCAACCCTCATAGCTTCTTTAAGATATTCCTGCAACTGCGACTGATAACCTACAGACTCAAAACCAAGGATGTCTGGATCATATCGTCTACACATTTTCAACGCCGCATCAACGGTGTCTCTCGAACCAAGATAGTCTCTGACATAATCAATGACATACACTTTCCCCAAAGTCGTTGTCATTGCCGCAAGAATTGCTGTTTGCGACTTCTTGGCTCCCCGCTCCCCCGAAGCCGGATCAACTGTGACAGTCAAAAAGCCTTCCCGATACTTCGGAGATGTCTTGTATTCTTGAATCCGACTTGTATGAAACACCTTCGTCGCGGGGTCTACTGGATCATTCAGCATCTGTGCCCGGAAGAAGAAAGTCCCCTGCGACCTTTTTTCCTCTTCAATTTGCTCGGTAGACCAGAAATTCGGGAAAGCCGTTGTAAAGCCATCCGCCTCATATATCGTATGTTCGAAGAACTCCATATCAGGCCAGTGGCGTTTCATCCACGCAATAGCATCATTAATCGAATATCGAGTTCCGGCGAAGTAAATCAGCTGGAGCGGAGAACCATGATCTATATTACCGATGGAAGCCATTTGCATATATCCCACAGTTTTACTAACAACCTCAGGGTTGAAGTAAATATCTTCCGCCCTCACATCATCCTTATCCGGCGCAAGTGGGTCATCAAAAAACAGGATGTCATAATGAAATCCCACTTTATTGGTCCCTATACCTGCTGCTTCAACCGTCGCCTCGTCCCAAGATTTCGTTCTATTGACCTCAAACGCTGATGCTGTCCATCTGACAGATGAAAGATTTTCTGGCAAAATGCGGGGGAAAAGAAGCGGGAGCAACGGAGCGCCTACTCCCGTAATCCTTTGCCTCATATCTTTCACCCCTTGCTCTGCTCTATCCTTCGTTTTCGAGATATACAGAATTCTAACATTCGAATCCTGTATAATATGTTGAAGGAGTCTCCCTTTAATAATACTCGACTTTGCCGTGCCTCGCGGCATAATAGCCCCTTTGCGTAAAGACGGTCTTTCTAAAAAGGTCGCTAGTTCCTTATGCACCCTGCCCAGACGTGTGAATCCTGCAATGCCTTTACAGAAAAAGTACGTATCTGTCAAGGCAAGCTCAGTAGCTTCCCTCAAACCCAAGCCAAAGTTACTCTGAAGGTACGTCTCTAGGGGTACACTCACGAAGCGCTTCTCCCAAAGCTCTTGCAGAATCCTCATCTAACATCACTCTGGCATCACTATGGACATCCGTCCTCTGCGCCTTTGGATATCCAGTACGGTCTAAAATATCCCAAACACTCGCCTGGGCGATTCTCTCATTTTCTGACTCCATCAGGGTAACATTTCGCCTTGCCGCCGTAAGAGCTGCGCTAGCCAGAACTTCTCTAACCTCGTCCCCAGACACCGCATCCACAGCGCGTTCGTCCATCTTCTCCTGTAGACTCCCCATATGCTGTTGGTACAA